AAAGGTTGCGCCCGTAGCCGCAATCAAAAGCCCTGATTTCTTAGATTTTGCCGTCATAATCGGACGTATATTGTTTAGTCTGAAGCAACTTAACGATTATGTTCTGAATACCCACCCTTGTGGCCTTTCGTTGTTACCTGGAGCATCTTCATAGGGTCTCGATAGTGGCGGACCAGACTATGCAAATGTTTTCGTTGACGCAATATACCCTCATTCGGAATGTACTTCTCAAAGATCTCTCGACGAGTAGGGCACTCAGCAAGCATGGACATCCCTGCTAAGTCAAAGTGGACGGCGAGCTTCTTAAAGAAAGGAACCAATTCAGAATCGCCTCGAGGCCACACACCGTGGGTTATGAAATAGCGGAGATCATCTTCCAAATACTGCTCGACACCTTCCCATGTCTTCACGAAGTGATCGTGAAGGTAGCGCAGGAAGACATACGCCATACGGTTGGTCCCACAGGTGTCAATCATCAAACCTCGCCATTTGGCTATCCAATAGACGGCAGATTGTCCACCTGTCATAGACACAGTGTTGCAGCATTTGGCGATGTAATCGTTGGTTACGCGCCAAGGGAAATAGTCATAGTGAAGGGTGTTATCCGAGAGAAGCTTCCCCATCTTGATGGTGCGACGCTTCAAGTACACAGGCCCCTCACGGACCATCACATCCCATTTCTCGCTAATCTTTGTCACCCATGGTTCGTCGTGAGTGAAGATGCGAGTCTCGGACATTTTAAGATCAAGGTTAAAATTTTCCTTATACCATTTTTGCATGTAATGGGGTTTGAGAACCGTGGATCCCTGTTCTCTGACAAGCTCGTCAAAGGTCATGGGGAAGTCTGAACATGCCAACCACAAGTGGTCGGCCACCATGAGGTCAAGAAGATCATCACCATATTTCTTGGCAAATGACACCTTCTGCAACGTCTCCAGATGCTCAGCAGTCTCCTCGGGGGGCAAACCCATTGCCTCACACAACATGCGCAATCTTCTGTGACAGTGCATTCGGAAAGCTGTCTTTGCCCAAATGGCGTAAAGCGTGTCTCCCGCAGAAGTGCCAAAGAGACCAGAGAACATCACGCCAATAACCCAGCGATAATCTGTTCCCACCCATTTGATCAGAGTAATAGCAATGTCGTCAGCTGAGAAGGCCATAAATGAGCGCAACATCTCGTAGGAGGCAACGTGATGACCGCCGTCACGATCGACGAATCGGTCACCATCCTTGTAGAAGAATAAGGGGAGCATGAAAATCCAGTTCAAGTAGACCGCCATCATAGTCTGGTCCATTTTACTAAGATCTCCATCCATGCAGGCGACTTTAGTCTGAGCTGCTTCCCACTCCGCCTTCATCGCGCGAGCAAATTCTTTATCATACTCGCCATGGGATCGGTTAAAACCAATTCCCACCTCTTTCTTTCCATAGATGTAATTGAAGGGGGCACTATATATATATTTGTCAATCAAGTACTTCAAGAAAGCTACAATGAAGAAGATTCTCACTTTCGTTCTATCAATATCGTGAGTGCGGACCTCTGCCTTTAGGGCCATCTTGGCAGGCAGAGTCGGGAACCAGTTGCGATTGTAGCCTCCTGGATTCTTCAACAATTTGGCTTTAATAGTCTCAAAAAGCCCATACAGCTTATCAAACTCTCGAAAGCATGTTTGCCCTTTGGTAAGGGACAGCACGCGGCGTCCGACCAGTTTCTTAAACGAGG